GCATAAAAGCTTCAATCAAATCATTTGTTTTGCCTTGGGCTTCTTCGTATGAAACACGAGGAGTTGCCGCCACGCTTGTATTGGTGAGATCGGTTGCCTCACCAAGCGTTTTCATGTGGCCGTAACCAAGTTCGTACTTATTGTCTCCTGTGGTCCAGGTAGCAAGATTCCCGTAGCCTCCTGCATTGGGACGCGGAGTGAACTTGACATCCCCTTCTACGTAGATCTCTGTGCCCTCCTGGCCGCCGTAATCAACACCCCTATGGTACGTACTTGCGCCAGGGATGCCTGTGTTACGTGGCCCCCAAGAAGAAGTCTTTGTTAAACCTGCTGCAGGGTTTAAGATCAATTCCCCTTTGCTATCTGTGATGTACTTAGGCACCCTGTTGGCACCCACTCGTACGCCTGTAAATTTACTGCGATGATATTCAGGGTTTTCGTACTCGCCAGTAACAAGGTTTTTTACATATGCATGTAAATGCGGGCCACTGGAAACACCAGAGGAACCGAGCTGACCTATCCGCGTAATCTTTGCCATGCTTGTATTTTAAGACAAGAAAACCCTCGGTTTCCCGAGGGCTACTTGAGATGAGAATCAAACCCTAATCAGATCAGCAGCCATTACAGCATTCCAATCCACCCGTTTAATTTGCTTTAACTGCTCAAGACTGTTAAATCTTTCACCCGATAAAGACATCTGAAGATCTTTAATTTCCCGAGCAGTCTTCAGACCAATGCCTTTGATGTGATCAGCGATCATTTGGGCGGTGGCTGAATTTACATTTAATCGGGTATCGGGAGGGAAGGTGCGTGGCTCGTCTTGTGCTGCACGATCTTTAACCTGAAGAGTCTTAACTTTTTTAGTTGCAGATTCGTCAGGCTCAATCTCTGTTTTGTAAACGGTATAAAGGCGACCGTCTTGGTCTTCGACCATGAACCAATCACCGTTATCCCATTCGCTTACAACTTTGACGCGTGCGCCGGTTTTTTTGTGCTGATACAACATAAGGACCAGGGAATTAATCTCTGGTCCTAGTTTACATTAATCAGCTAACAGTGCGACCGGTCAGGTAGCCGTCAATGTCTTCGTAACCAGGAGCTTCATCAGGCTGGATGTAGCACACTTCCACGACCAGGTAACCGGTGCGGCCAGCGCTTGCATCACCACTTGAGATGTAGAAGCCACCGGAAGTAGTGGTGCTGTTGGCGGTTTCCTTAGCAAACACCTTGAGGGTGGTGGATGCAGTAGCAGCGTAGTTGACGTTACCAGCGGTCACACCAGCAGCGCCACTAGCAATCAGGAAGGGGTTGGTGCCATAACCAGCGGTACCACCAGCGAAGTAGATTTCGCCAGCTTGGGTGCCGGAAACGGTGGAGGTCAGGTTGGCCTGAATCACACCTTCGCCCACACCAGAAGCGGCGGTGGGGTTGCTGGAGCTCACGCGACCGAACGAGATCACGTTACCAGTAGCTGCATACACACCGGAAGCAACGCGACCGTCGCCCCAGCCGGAAGCCACGGAGATCGCAGTGCGATACACGTAAGCAGGCAGGGTGCTGGAACCAGAGATCACCATGCCGGTGATGTCGGTACGGGTGTCGTCATTCCGGTAGGGGGAAGGAACGATCACATCAGCAGAAGCAACAGGGCCAACGCCAGAGGTAGCAGTAACTGCCACGTAACCACGCTGCTGGAAGTAGCGGTAACCAGGGAGGGCCAGCACAGAGGTGGGGCCGCCCTTGGAGCCATCATTGGTGCCGGCATAATCGGCGTCAATGTTCTTATACCAGCCGTTCAGGGGCTCAGCCCAGTTGCCGGGATAGATTTTCTTAGCGGACAAATAGGTCATTTATTTTTCCTATAGTTTAGTTATTGTTTATTGATCAGATGGTGCCGTCGTCTTGTACATAGCTGAACGCGGTGGTCACGAAATCCTTGTTCAGGATTTCGAAGCCGGCGTACAGTTGCCAAATCAGGATGATGAAACGGCTGAAGTCATCGTTGTTGTTGATGAGCACCTGAGCGTTCGGGCCGCCGATACCAACGCCAATGGCTTGAGGACCGAAGAAGTAACCCTGAGCCACTTCCTTGGAAGCGTAAGTGCCACCGGTGCCGTCGAAAGAAGTGTTGACGTTCTTGGTCGGAAAGTTGGTCGACTCGAAGAACTTGACACCTTCAAACTGCACACCAGTCGGCATCACAGGCTCACCAGCCAGGAAGTAGCCCTGACCAGCTTGGGGACCCATGTAGAAGCTGGCGTTGTTGGGCATGCCGGGGTTGCCCATGTACATGCCCTGACCGGGGTTGCCAGCATAACGGGCAATCTCACGGAAGTCGGGGTCACGACGCAGGTGCATCATGAAGGTAGGATCGCAGATGCAGCGATACAGACCATCGGCATAGGTAGGAACGTTGCGCTTGCGCAGGTCCTTAACAACGTTCAGCAGGTCGGTACGCACCTGGAACTGTTGAACTTCGTTACCATACTCGGTAGAGGTGTAGGCAATGCGGCCGGAAGAATCCTTGACCTTGCCACCAGCGAAGTAGTAACCACCTTGGGTGGTGGAAGCGGCACCATTGGCTTCGGCTTTGGCGAGTTCATCAATGAACACGCGGTCGCGCCAACGACGGTAGTCATCCAGCAGCGTCAGGCTACCGATGGACTGGTGGAACATGTTCAGGTTACCGGTGTCCAGCAGCAGACGCTGGGCGGTAATCAGAGTTTCACGAGCAATCTTGAAGGTCGAAGGCTGGGTAGGATCACCCGGGTCTGCAGGACCGGTGTATTCCTTAAGCACCACCAGGACTTTCTCCTTGGTGATGTTACGGCTGTTAGCGGTACCGATCGTTTGGTCGGCAATACGCTCACGGCTGTCCTTAGTACCAGGGGTACCCCAGAACTTGTAGCGGTCTAACTGAACGGTTTGACCAGGCTGACGGGTGAAGTCGTGGACAACCACGGGCTCCACTGCCATCTCGGCAATGTAAGCAGGGTGGGGACGGTAAAGTTCCGCACCCAAGATTTTTGGGAAATCGGTATCAAGAAACACTTTTTAATATCCTCCAGAGTCGCGGGACTTGTGGGTGAAAGATTTAGACAAGTTTTTGTCTTATCTAAGACAAATTTTAGCAGGATCTAATTTTTAGTTAAGAACGCAAAATTAAACGTACTGCATATTACTGGAACCGTTTGCAGCTTCAGGGTTAATTCCTGCTTGGAAACCAGGGATGCCGATGGCGTTGTACAAATTAGAGTAGCCACCGCCTACCAAGCCACCAAGTCCAGCAGCAGCCGGAACAGCTGCCGTAGCTAGTGCGGCTCCCCTGGCAATACCTTGGAAAGACTTGCGTGCATTCGCTGCAGAACCTGCGGCATTTACAGCTTTACGTGCCATGCCAGGTTGCCGTAACGTACCAAGAGCGGCGGCGGCATAACCAGGCATTAAACCAGGGATAGCGGCAAGGGTTCCGGCATTTGCTGCTTCGCTAAGAATACGAAGAGGGCCTTCGCCTTGTTCTTTGTCTGTCAAGTTTCCAATAACAGAGCCTGTTGCACCAAGAAGGCCAGCGCCTAAAGCAGATGCTTTCAAGGCGCCGGCAGGGTTCCTCGCTGCTGCGTTTAATACTTGTCCGTATTTACCAGCAACAGGCATGGCCTCACTCCATCACAAACAGTTTGTTTGCAACAGTGGCAGGCTGAGCTTGGTTCAGTACACGCCAGGCGTTCTGGGGATCACGATTCATGATCTCGCTGAAGTTGCCCCAGAAGTTTTCGGGTTGCTGGGGAGCAGCGGCAGCGGGAGGAGCGGGGAACTCACCAACTTGACCATAGGCCGAAGTGGTGGGATAACCACGGGTCTCCAGTTCTGCCTCGCTTTCGTACACGGGGTACGGACCTTCAGGACCAAAGAACTTCAGGGTGTAGTCGCTGAGTACATCGGGATTGGTAAGAATCTCGTTGTAAGCCAGGTTCTCTTGGTGCTCGTTAACAGCAAAGTTGGCATAACCAACGATCACGTTCTGAGCACGCTCGCCCCAGGCAACAGCACTGTCAAGCATCCCTTCAAGTTGAAGGGCGTAGTTATTTAGTACGGCGGGTGCTTCGATTCCGAACGCGTCGATTACTTGGCGGCTTTCCTGCCCCATCCCCAGGTAATCCGCGATTTGCTCCAGAGAGGGACTCGAAGAGGTTTGGGAAGAGCTGGGAGAGTAATCCTGGCTGGGCGACCAAGTCTGGGGAGCCGATTGTTGCGTAGCTGGGCTGCTGACTTGTCCGTAGTTCGCCGGGGTATACTGCGTCGGACTCGGCGAGGGTGCTCCCTGGAACGGGGATTGAACTGGTGCGCTCAGCAGATTCACCACCTTGTTGAACGCCGATTCCCAAGGATTCCCCGCCGATTCCGCCGGTTGGGATTGGGGGGCGTACTGAATAGGGGCGGATTGGTAGCTGGGGCTCGCCTGAGGTACCGCTTGGGGGTAGCTGGTACCCACCTGATAAGCCGCTGGAGCTGCCTGGTAGCTGGCCGGTACCGCCTGGGGTGCCGGAGCCGCCATCACGTAGCTGCTTGGAGCTACTGCTGCTGGTGCTTGGCTCGTCTGTGGGATCGATTGGACGGTAGCGTCCTGCATAACTCATCTCCTTTTGTAAAGCTTCTAAAGTTCGATACAGATAGGGTGTCAGATCCAGACGAGGATCAGCAGCCATCGGTAAGTCTGGTGATTGAGGGTGAGGAGTCTGCATCATTCCCCCCACCAATTTGGCGAATTGAGAATAAGCATTCTGCAATTCATTCACCATCCTGAACGGGAACCCAGATAACATCTCGGCCCGCTCCTCATCCGTCTTAGACGGAAAGAGGTATTTCAGTGCTTCAATGCTATCAACACCTAATTCTTGTAGGTTGCGAACCACAATAGAATTATTAAGTGTGTCCTGAGTGGTCTCCTCGTACACAGGCCCTGTCCAACGCCAAAGCATCGTGACATCACCATCGGGGATTAACCCAAGAACGCCTGGCGGAATCATTTTTGTTTCCACGCAAGCCATCATAATCTCTTTGACTTGATCATTGAAGACTTTCATTGCTTCCCTATAGGCAGCAATTTCTTCTTCTGGTGCATCAAAGGGAAGATCGACTGGCTTTTCAATACCTGCAGCCGCTGCCAGTGATTGACGGAAGAGTTGTTCTTCTTGATAAATAATTAACTCAAGACAACGGCAAATGCCATACGTGTAAATTGCATTTGCTTTCTTCTTTGATGTTGCCGATACACGGCCAAACAGTGACTTGTATTCCGTTGCAGTAACACCTGCGGAAATCGACAGTTCATCTACACCGCCAAGTGCAGTGCGAATTTCTTCGCGATACTGACGGGCAAATTGGTTTTGGTCACCAGTGATTGCATCTGGAACAATGTAACCAACACGGTCGTTTGGTTCCAGGTTTGCAATAATCCTTGGAACTCGAATTTGACCATCAACACCACGGCTGACGGGATCAGCCTTGAACATCGAAGCACTTAAGGATGCAGGACTGGTGAAGCCAGAGTTTGCTGCAATAGAAGGACGCTGTACTGTGGAATCACCACCGGCCTCAATCAAGTCCGTCTTGGGACGAGACGACAACAGTGTGGGGTTACCAAAGAACTGAACGTTCTTGCGCATGGTGCGAACCATTTCGTCATGCGTGACGATGTGATTGGCCAACGCATCAAACTCGCCAACACCGTCGTTAGCAAAACCTTTGGGATTATTAAAAATCTCGACGCATGGAATGAAGCCAAGCGTATTTTTTAACGTTTTTGTTTTACCGGAGACTGCATAGTCCGGCATGTCAAAAGATAATTCACCTTCTGCGTGAGTTTCTTTAATTTCTTCGCGCTTGATTGAAAGCCTGATGTAACGCCTTGAAGCCTGGCCGTCACCAAGTGCTTTGCCTGTAATATTGGTTTGCGAAATCTCCGCTCCAAAGCCGCCCGGTCGACGCACCTTGTAGCTATAGATGATCACCACCTCTTCCAGGTCACCGTCTACGTTGTAGAACGTACGATACTCATGCTCACGGAAGTAGTAGATGCGATAGTTAATTTTTGTAGGCCTGATGTAGAACAGACCTTTTCCATCGCACAGGAAATAATCCCAGATTGAATCGAGGCGTGCATCAATTTGGTTGTATTTGATTACACGGTCGATAAAATCTTTGCGTTGATTTCCAAAGTTGTCCTGGCTTGGAAAAAATTCAACGCCCTGGCGGATGCCAAATAGTTTCATCTGCGCCAAATGTGAGGCAACAACGCCCGTATCGACAACAGTAGAGCTATCCTTGTCGATATAGGCGGTAATAATTTCGTTGAGCCTTGATTTAGCGTCGGCAGCCATTAAGTATTAGCCTCTTTATCTGTATTGATCTTAGCAGCTTTCTTTTGTTTCTTAAGCCACAACCACCGATCAAAGTAAGCTAACTCCCCTGGCGTAAACAAGTCAGGGTGTTCGAGAGCTTCTTTGACCAGTTTTTTCTTTTTCATCAAGAAACAAATTTATTCTGGAAGCCGCCAGGAATGCCTGCTTGTTGTCCATACTGTGGACCTTGGAAGAAACCTGCATTACCCATGGAAGGAGTGCCCCCCAACGCAAGAGGCAGCTGGGGACCGGCGCCAGGCATGATTCCGCGTCGCCGCAGTTCTTCGTTTAACTGTTGATTCTGTTGTGTGCCACCTTCGTAAAGACGCTTGAGCTGCTCTCCGGAACGTCCACCCAGAGCACCAGCTCCTTTGTTGATGTCAAAGCTAGGGGCACCAGCAATCATGCCGAAGCCGCTTTCCATGCCAGCTTGGTTGCCTACTGAACTGCCGTAATTGCCATTGTAATAACGAATCATTTAATCCTCCAGTACTTCATAACCAGCGATTTCATTTAGTCTACTCAATACAATTCCGTCACCCTTCAGGTTCCACTCAAGGATATCGCCTTCTTGCCATCCAAGCTCTTCACTTATTTCTTCTGGAAGAGTAATGAATTGATCACCAAATTCATCTTCTTGAACCTCGATAATGTAGCTCATTTTGACAAAAGCTTTTCCATTAGCTTATCAAGCTTAGTGTTAATTTGTCGAAAGTTATCGTGCATTTCCTGAATCTCACGTAAAAAATCTACTTTCAACACGTAGTCCATCGGCATTCGCCCAATCTGCTCCTGCAATCTATTCAACTTATTTTCTTGAGTTAGTACGTCGTCTGACAACTGAACCAAGCGTTGGTGAACCCTGAATAAAATTTTATTTGCAGCCCAGGAGCCGCCTGTTACAGCAGAGACAACTGCCGTGAATGCAATTGCTACGTACTCCGGACCCACAAGACTGCTGCTTTTCTTTTAATTATAAGTTTAGTAATCAAATTGAAGGTTGCTCTTTTTGGCTAGACCGTTAACCAGCCACACGAGCGAATCGACACAATCATCGTGTCCACTTACGCCAAAATTGGTAAGCTCTTCAAACATTGTGTCGAAATTACGATATTTGTTGAAGATAATTTTGCGATCCTCAAACAGGCCCATGATGCCCCTGAAGCGGGCAAGTTTATCAGCGCGGAAGCCTTTGACCGGGTGCCAGATCAAGTTAAAAAGGCCATCGCCATTCAGGCAGACACGCTTGAAGTCAGCCTCCAAAGATGCTTGGTACTGAACGGCTTCAGACCACACATCACAGGTTGAATACGTTGGGAAGTAATTGCCCTGCTCATCGCGGCCAACAATGCACCAGTCATTGAGAAGTTCTTTTAATTCATCCAGTTTTTCCAGGTTGCCCATGACGCGCATGCGCCGATAATCAATAATGTGAATACAATCACCAATGCGGCCACCAAGCACAAATACGGTGTAATCATTTTTCTCTTTAGTTCCAGCAGATAGATCCACACCTACGCCAAGTGCATCAAACTCAGTTGCAATCTCAGCTTTAATTAAAAGTTCTGGGGACAGGGACAGCTCGCTTTGGCGAACAATCCTGTTCATGTACTGGAACGAAAAAGCAATAGGTGCTTGCCGTTTCTTTTCCTTTAAATAATCCAGTGACCACATCTCAGGCCAATAAGATTCTTCTTCACCTGTTTTGGAGTTGGCCTGAATTGCGGAAAGAACAATTTGAGTCCAATTGTTTTGTTCGTTGAATGTGGTGGCGTGAATATCGTCGTGGCGGAAGCGGGTTCCAAGGCAGATCGCTCGTCCACCCTCAAACATCGTGGGAGCAATAACTGCGTTCCAGTTATCCTCCATCATCTTCCTGATGTCTGGGTTGGAGATGTCTGCCGCACTTTTAGTCGGGTCATCAATACAGATCAGGTGACTACGCTTGGAGGTCACAGAACCTTTTAGACCTGCTGCGCACAAAGTAAATTGTTCATCACCGGTAACATCAATGCCGGCAAACTTGTGGTCAATAGACCAGTACTCATTACTAGTTACGTTCTTGAGCAGTTTGACTGTCGGAAAAACTTCTTGATATCGCTTGCTGTCAATAATCCGTTTGATGGTTGCAGACTTGGAACGTGCAATATCAACCGTGTAGGAGAGGTAAAGAATCTGCAGGGGTTTCTTGGCTGTTGTGTGAACACCAATTGCCCATGCCGTAAACAAGCCCAGGACTGTACTTTTGGCACTACCCCTGGGGGCAAGTAAATCAATATTGGGTCCAGCAATTCCAACCAAGCAGCTACTATCCTGGCCAGTTACAAAGTGACGATGCCACTGTTTATGGTGAGGAGCCGGAGCTTTATCTGCTACGTAGTCACAAAAGAATCCAAAATCTTCACGGGCTCTTTGTAACAGCTCTTCGTTCTTATGTTTGCGTACCTTGTGATTCTTAACTGCAGCTTGAGCGTTACGTCGATAAGCTAAGTGAAGATGAGAAGGCACAACATTAACTGGTTAGTAATTAAATACTAACCTACTTTTTGGATTTACGTTTTTGGTCTTGGTACTTACGAGCCTTATCTAAAGCAGCTTTACGCTTTTCTTTATCGCTCATCTCAGTGCCATCTTCTTTCTTGGCTTCTTTTTTCTTTAAGTGTGCCAAGAACTGAGGCGGGATCTTACCTTTGCTCATGTTAATTAAAACGAACGTGTAGAACGACCTGGATTCATATCAATACCTTTACGTTCCATGGTGGGACGCACCTCACGAGAGGGCTGGCTGGGCCCCGAAGGGCCCTTGCGCGTTGGAAAGATGTCTTCGGGGCTGCGTGACGGTCCGCCCTTGTACGGGGGCGTTGTGCCCGCAATTGGAATAGATCGCCTACCTGCGCCCATTGTTTGTATTACTTTTGTTTATTTTAATGCATCTATTCGTCTAGTTGCATTTTTGCCCACACGCTCATCGATGCTTCAAGCAAAGGAGCTTCGATAGGATCGTCTTTAAAAATACACATGAGTTCACGAATGGCGCGGTCAGCCCCAGCCATTAGTAAACCTTTCCTGTCACGTGTGGAAGTAAATGTATCAATCTGTGCAATTGTGCCACGCAACTCTTTTTGCATCGTGGCAATACGTGCGACACCTGCATCGCGTTTAATCACAAAGGTCTCAATGTCTTCGCGGAGCTTGCGAATATCTTCTTGCATCTCGTCAATTTCAGCAAGAAGGATTTTGCGATGATCAGGCTTTGGATAGTTACACGAAACCCAGGCATCGCAGGACGCAATCGATCCGGCATACCCAAGGAAACGTGAATAGAGATAACACTCAATAACTGAGTAGTTATTTTGCGCAAAAGAGATGAATGACTCCTGGGTCGATGAGTCTAGATTATCAACCCAGTATTCAAATAACTCAGAATCTATAGCCGCGTTGCGATTGTTGGTAGTCGCGCTCTTCGTCTTTTTGTTTGAAGAGTTGGCTCTGCTCTGCTCCAGCGCGTGTTTCTTCTGCACCTTTTGCGATTGTTGCACGTTCTTCAGCTCCTTTGTACTTGGCGGCCTTTTCGCCAAATTCAGCACCAAGTTCTAAAGTAGCACGTGCTTCATCTTGACCAGTGCCATAGAAACGGTCTGCAGCTTCTTTCTTTAGACGAGACTTAGTGTCTGCGTCCAAAGAAGAGTCGGAGTCAATGTCAGAGACACGACTCTGATACTCACCGCGATTGCGTTGGTAGTCATATGCTGCACCCGCAGCATCGCGGTAAGACTGCAGCCGTTCTTCGTCGGTCATTGAAAATAAATCAGAAGTTACTCATCATGCCAGCAAGGCCACCCGTCATGATGTCACGACGGCCTTCAACGGACTTTTGACGCTGTTGCTTCATTTTAGAGGACTCAAGCTTGCCGAGCAGGCCTTCGAATTCGTCCATATTAAAACTTGACGGAGTGTATTCGCTTTCAAAAGCAGCTTTACGAAGACCTTCATAGGTCTCTTTGTCCATTTTGCCTTTGCCGGCTGCATATTGAGTGTCCAGGTCTGTAAGGACATCTTGAAGCGTGCGCTTAGACGTGACGCCGCCTACGGTTTTGGTGCCATACTTGCTGTAAGACATTGATAAAACGGTTGTTTAATAACTAAATAAATTATAACAAGGCCAAGTATCACCAGAAACCGGAAACAAGGTTGCCATAGATGCCGGTCTTGGAAGAAATCTCTGCCACGTCTTTGGAACCTTTGTTTTTAATTTTTTGAATGTCTGCGTCAATCTGGCCTTGTAGCTTGGTAAGGCCAGAGTTGTAAGCAAATTCATCTCGCTGACGCATCTTCTGCTGCATCTGCTCAATTTCGCCAACGCTACCTGTAAAGGTATCGGGCATTGCTCCAAACTTAAGACCAACTGTTT